AAAGGTAGTGATAAAGATATTAATGTGCAAATTTTTTTGCCATTATTTTTGGCTGAAATCCTCGTTTTTATGAAAGTTTAACTTTATTATGCTATTTATATACCGTGAAACACCAAAAACGCATTAATATTTGAGCTTAAGAATCCAAAAATTCTTTATTGTCTTTCATCCAATAAGGCTTAGATTTAGCTTTCTCTATTCTATCTTTGTTGTCTTCAACCCATCTATTAAAGTTTTTCGGAACACCCTGTACTTCATTTTTAGATTTTATCGGTTTCCCTGTTTCGATACTTTCCATTAATTCTTGTTCGGTAGCAAGGATAGAAATAGCATGACAACGACAATTACTACCCCAAAAACATTTACCATTTCTTCGGATATACATGATATGGTTTTTCTTCAACGTCAAATCGTAAACATATCCGTTGTATTGGATAAAATCTTTATCAAATAGTGGTATTATATCATTATCTTTCCATTTTAGCCCACGATAAAATGCTCCATCTGTTTCATTGAATTCAAATGCTTGCTTTCTTTGAAGGTTGTTTGATTCATCAATGTAAATCATTTCATGGTCGGGTGTAACCAAGCTATCTAATCTCCTACTGAAAAACCTAACCATTTCCCCGACGTAATAATATTTCTGCATATCCTCTATTCCAACCCATTCAGGTATTTTCGTGATTGGATTCAAAGAAAATATTTTTTCTGTATATTCAACGTCTTTAAACAACTTCCATCCATGATTAGTCAAAACATAGCTGTCATCAGAGTAACACTGTGGATGCCACCCTGTGAACTTAAAATCTTTCGGATACTTACCTGCCAAACTTTCGCAGACTACGCAGTTATACTTACGATTTGACCTTCTTACTTCAATTCCTACAACAAAATCTAATTGTTGCCATCTTAAATGATCTGCCGTTCGATATGCCATATTTATTTCCGTCCTTGCAAGACGCATAGCATTTTTGTACGAACTTCGATAAGCACCAACACCTGGATGAAAAGAAGCGGCACGTTTCGATAATCTCAATATGCCGTGTTCATCACGCACTCTGCGAAACAAATCATCTGGTCGTTGAAGGTATTTTCTTAAATCACGAGACAATTCTGCCGCTGATTTGCCTTCCCTTATTCCAATATCAAGTGCAAGCTCAATCTCTCCTTTAAATTGTTTGCTGTACCTCCAAACCCTGTCAGATAAGCTCAACCCATTTACTTTCCTTTTCATAAAAGCATTTTGTGCTTCTATGTTACGTGCAAACAACCTTACTTTGTCCTTTTCGCTTAAAAGTTTTTGTTTTTGCGTTATTTGTGTTAACTCTGCGTATGTAACACCTTCTTTCTCATATATTTTATCTACTTTAAATTTGCTATTTCTATTTATTAAAACTTCCTCTTCTTCATAAAACGTTTCACCTGATAAGTTTAGTCCTTCGCCATTTATTTTTAAAACAACTCCATTTTTTCCTTCCGCAAAGTCTTTTGCTACTTCCAGCTTTTTCGTCGTTGAGGAATATCCTTTATCTGTAAAATCTCCTTTTTTTAGTTGTTCTATATACTTCTCTTTGTCCTCCTTTTTTAAAAACTGAAGTCCACGATAGTAAGTACCTTTTTCAAGTTTTGTGTTTGAAAAAGCCTCATCTAACCCTTTTATTGTTTCTAAAACTCGGTCATGCTTGGATTTATTAATAATTTTATTGTCTCGTAAATATCTGTTTACATGGTGAGATAACATTTCCGTGTATTCCTTTACGGCTTCTTGAAGCTCGCCTGGCATTTCTTTTATAGATGTAAATATTTTTGCATTAGTTTTTGAAAAACAATTACTTACCAGCATGTCATTCTTAGCATTTGACAAATCCCATCCAGATTTTATTCCATTCCCGATAGAAACATTTACATTATGGTTTAATTTATTTATTAAGTTATTGATTTTTTTCTTTGTTTGCGGATAATCGTTAAACGTAAACATCTTATCTGGATTAAATTTATCTATCGACGCACCTATTGCGGCTGCCTCTTTTATAGCTGTATCATAAATCTCCTTAATCTGTCTTTCGTATGCAGAGATATTATCAGCATGCAGCTTATCGTATTTGTTTAGATTTGCCATTTGTTTACTGTTTCTGACATTTTTGCTATACTACCATTTGATCTACCCTCATTTTTATACTTTATAATTAACAATATACGGCATTCCTAAATTTTACTTTCAAAATGTTGGTTGAAACAAATCAGTATTTAATGACGCCTCTTCTTCTTCTCGTATTCTTTTTATCTCTTCATCTATTTCCTCTTCGCTTATATATCCAGCCCTCTGAATAGCTGTTCTCTGGCTCATTATCGGCTTGCCTCCTGTGGCTTTAGAAAGGTTCTCTATGTCTGTTGTTTCGCTGTTCATAACAAACGGTACAATTTCATGTTCTACCTCAAGCTCACCGATAGAATCCTTCCACTTAGCGTTCATCAATCCCAAGAATGCTTTAAGTACATTACCTTCTCTGCTCAAGAATTCGATAATATCCCCTTCTTCTTCTCCAACTTTTAAATGAGCATCTATAAGTATTTGTTTCCTGGATTCTTCTGTTAGCCCTATACTTGTTATGTCTTTTAGTGCCAAAGAAGGTAATTGAAGCTCCTCTGCTATGTTATTTTTAAGCATATTCACAAACGAATCTACAGACTCGTGGTCAACAGGTGGTTTAACGTAATCAACATCACCATCGTTTTCAAACTGATAAACCTCTCTGGAAACATCGCTCTGCGGTGCAGGTGTATCTATAAGCCTTCCCTTAACCTTCATCACAGGAGCTGTATTCCTTCGGATAATATCGCTTTGTCTGGAAAGTGTGTACTCTATTTCTCGGATATTGTTTGTTTGGTCTTCCCAAATAGGAGCAGAACGGTTGATATAAACACCTTGTATTTTTCCTATTGGTACTTTAGAAACACCGTTATCTATCCATACACCATCTACCTTTTTCCATGAATACTTTTTCTCGCTTGTGTAAGTCTCAAAGTAATAGACCTCCTTTTCGTCCTCTTTGTGCATAAATTCTACACTTAGCGCAATCATATCTCCATATTCGTCGAATAACGGATATATCTCCGCTTGCTCCAAGCCAGAGAATTTCTCGTCCATCGGCGAATAGGTGACCTGACGGAGCTTGTATTTTGAATTGAACCCATAGTCGTTGTTATCCTGCTCTACTACGTACCAAATAGTTGCCATCTCGCATGAAGCAAAATACGCCTTAAAACGTTTCTTGTTTAACGAGTCTATCCTTGCTTTATAATAAAGCCTTTCTAACGCTTTTGCTTGCTCCATTTTAAGAGAATCATTACCATGTTTGTATGTCCTCTTGACAGGTAACGTAAAAGCCATTTGGGTCATCCTACGTGTAGCGAGCTTCTGCATACCATACGTTATCCTCGCAGCCTTAACACCTTTTCGGTCTTTACGCTCAATTTGGTCTGTCATAACCTCGTGTTCCATGACGTCATATTCGGAACGTAAATCTTCCCACTTAGGGACGATTACATTTTTTTTCTTCAGCGAACTTATTATGTCGCTAATGTCTGTTTGCTTAAAAATTTCTTCTATCATAACCGTATTTTTTAATTATCTAAAATCATCAAGTAATTGTTGTACATTTATCGGAGTCCATTCAGGATAAAACGTGTTGGCAAGTGCATCGAAATAATCAGGAGACCTTTTTAGCCTCTTTTCTAATTCTTCTTTCGGTTCGATTATTATCTTGCCGTTAGACTGTATTTTCCATTTTATCTCTGTAGCCTCTTCCAATAGTTTATCGTTATAAGGTAAAGCTGCATTTGTTTTGTTTGCAGGGTCAAGCCAATCCCTTACACACCAATAAAGATATGCTTTCAAATTTGCAAACTCCCTTACTCCTGTTACATCGGATAGTTTATTCGCTCCTTCTGAAAATTTACACGAGTACACATTCGAATACCCTAATTCCACAAGTCGTGAATAAACACCCGCACCTTCTCCTATCGTGTCGATAAATACATCGTATTTTTTCTTTAAATAAGGTACAATCAATCCGGCTATGTGCATGTGATCTGCTTTACCTGCCGACTGATGAGCAATGAACTGCTCTACATAATTATCCGTCCTTGCACATAGTACACTTGAATCCCTTCCCATGCCAGCCACATCGACACCAAGTTTTGATTTCCCTTTCGGTTTTTCCATCTCTTCCCATCTTCTATTAGCGGCTTCAATCCATTCATATGGTATAAGTACGTCCTCTGCGACCTTCGGGAACATGCCAAGCACCTTAACCCTAAAAAGGTCATTAGGGCGATACATATTCTCTTCCCATATGAAATCCCCATCCCCTTCATTAAAATCATCTTCTGTTATCCTTGTGCACCATAACTCCACCTTATCTTTTACCCATTCATAGTCAACCTGTCCAGGATAAACAATTTCTTTCTTTACAACATTTTCAGCATTGAGAGAATTCAATCTGAATTTCTTAAACCTTTCGGATTTCATCGCCCTTGCAGCATACCCTGTCGTCACATTCGGATTGAAAACAATCAATAACCTTGAATTTCCCTGTAAGTTACCCTCGATAGCGTTAAATATATCTTCCGATATACCCGATGCCTCTGTTACCACAAACATTGTATTAACTGCGTGAAATCCCGACCATGCTTCTGTGTTTTTGTCATCTGCCTTGAACCCTGTTAAAAACCACTCCTCGTAATCCGTCCTTATATCGTTTGCAACCAACCGTCCAGGTAGTACGGCTGCTTGTCTTAACAACCTCCTGATTTCAGGAGTCATAATATTTACCACCTGCCTGTTCGTATTTCCCGACCAATGATTGTATCCATTTCTTCTAACCATTACTATTCCTGAAGGTACAGTCACGGAATAAACCTTACCATCGTAAAACTTCTTATACCAATGACTTTTTTTAACCAAAGGAAAATATCCACGTTTAAGAGATAATTTCACTTCATAATAAGATTTCATTCTATAATCTCTGGTTGTATATTCTTTTAAACTGGCTATTATTCCACATTTTACACACATTTCATGTAAATCGTTGGCTAAATCTTTCGATGAAGTGCATAGCTTGGCTGATCCATTTTTATCAATAGACCCATCACCCACCATAAACCCACGAAGGAATGCTTTCATGGAATCAACGTCTGCATTTTTTATGAAGTTGGGAATCTTGCGTACAGGTTGCTTACCATACTTGACAAACTCTTCTGCAAACCAAAAACCAAGAAACTCAAACCAATCCGGGTCTTCTTTCTTGCCTTCTGTCCATATTGCTTTTTTGCAAAACCTACCATTCAACCCATAAATATCTTTTGCTTTCCTTATCTCTCCACTAAAACAGTTTTCATTAAAAGCTACCGTACCAAATAAACATCTATGTTCCGGCGTTACAAGAAAATCGATTAACTTATTCCTGCATCCTATCAACTCCCCTGTAAACTGTTCTACAATAATATCCTGCGGCGTAACAAATTCGATGGCATTGTCATCTCCTCTTTGAGCTACTTTATCGTCGTAAGTTAACTCTGAAAATCTTTTCCACCCTGTATCGGTGAGAATTTCTGTTTCTTCATCATAACACGGTGCGGTCAACGCTATCTTAGTATTTTCAATAAGCCTACCATTCTTATCGAATCTTGGCGTAAGATACATAAAGCATAAAGCAGCACATGCGGCGACATAATCTTTTCCTCTCGATGTGCCACTTGCTACGGCTGTTAGCGGATTGTGCTGTACAGACGTTATAATAGCTCTCTGTTCTTTGTCTAAATTAGCTTTCAATACCTCCTTACAGAATAAATTCCAATCCGATTGCCATTCTTTAAACTTCTTTATGTACTTCTTATTCGCCATCTTCTTCAGAAGTAGCAGACTGCATTAATTCCAAAAATGGATTTATCGTTACATCGTGTTCTGTTCTTTCAATATATCCTCTATTCTTGCCTTTTGTTTTAAGGAAAAAAATTAATGATGTTTCTTTTCCCTCTCGTATATTCTTTAATAACATCGACTCCGCAAAATCGATGTTTGACTCTAATATATCGTCAACTGCTTTAGAAAATTTCTTATCTGTTCTGCGCCATCTATAAAACGTCTCTCTTGATATACCCATTTCCCTGCAAGTCGCTGATATGTTTCCCATTGTTTTTTCATAAAAACCAAGCGCAATTTTCTTTTTTTCTCTTACTGTCATTTTCACCCTTGCGCTATCATTTGGGGCTTTTTTTTTATTTGTCATTTCTTGTAATTTTTTAAAGATAACGTTAATCCTTCTTTTATTCCTTTGTAATCCAAAGGTACAATATAAACATTTTCATCGACAATTTGCTCAACCTTGTCGTATTTCAATGTTTCTGAAACATACTGTAATTTATTCAATTTCACATGATTACTAACCTCTGTGCAGAATTCCATTACTGTATTCTTAACTGGGTTACATACATTTATCAACTCTAGACTTGTGTTAAACGCAAAAATAATACCATCAATTATATCCGATATGTGTGTAAAATGTCTTACATTTTTACCGTTGTTATATATTTTAGGTTCTTCTTCGTTAAGCAGGTTATACAATAATGTACCTTTTCTTGGCTTATCGGAATATACGTTATGAAACCTAATCCCTGTAGCCTTATTGCAATATATCTTTGCGTACTCTTCATTAAATTTTTTACTTATACCATATAACGAAGTTATGTTAGCAGCACATGATGAACTTGCATATATGAGTTTTGCATCTTTTTCATTAGCAAAATCGACAATTTTTTTAAATGCTATAATGTTATCTCTAATTATAGCATTTAGGTTATTATTAAACACCGATGTTTGAGCAGCTAAATGTATAACATAATCAACATTTTTGTAATCGTCGGCATTTATATCTAACACATCTGTATTGTTTTTTTTGTCTATCTCCCAGACTACGTTAATTGGTAACTGCTTTAACCTTTCGATTAAAGCAGACCCTATATATCCTCTACTACCTGTTACAACTACATTCATGGTTAAGTGATTAAATCATCAAATAAGCCTTTTTGCCTTGGCTTTAATGCCTCATACTCCTCTCGAAAGAAGTCTTCTTTAGTTCTACCCCTCATCTTTCCTTTTCTTGTATGAATATCATACGTATATTCAGGAATTTGTATGGGTTCTTTCCTTACATCCTCTATCCATTTTTCTACATCTACATCCTTTCTGTCATATATCAAGTTTTGCAGATGGTCTGCATCTCTTGATTTCCTAACTTCACATAACAATATTACAGCCTTTGACACAAATATTCTACCTTTTGGGTTTTTTGCTTTTTTGTTAACTAATTCGTGTCCTTGCCATAACGCTTCGATTTCCGAAGTGATTAATCCATAACAATCTTCAGCAGAGATTGTGAAAAGTCTTTTCCACACATAATCCCTATAACCAGAATGCCATAGTTCCAAAGCAAAGAATCCAGCCACTTTTGCATCTCCCCTCCTAATTGCTTTCTGCATTGCACTGGCGACTTCATAAAAGTCGTACCCATTTACTGTTCTTAATTCATAGTTTCCCATATCTATTTTATTTACTTT